GAATTATGCTCTCACGGCACAGATGAGGAAACACGCTGGTAGCAGCGTAAGTCATAATCTTAATCCAACAGTGGTGCAGCCACCGACAAGTGGTGGAGTTAGAATAACTCTGACTGATGTTCAAACAGCTGCATTAAAACCTGGTAGATATGTTTATGATGTTTTGATTGCAGATGACAATGGATCTGGGACTAAAACAAGAGTTGTTGAAGGTTCTGCAATCGTCAGGGAGGGAGTAACCAGATAATGGCAGATATAAAAGTTCGTATTGGACAATCAGATGCTATTAAGGTAACCTCTACTGGTCTCCAGAGAGGTGATATTGCATTTAGTGTTAGTGGTGGTACTGCTAATGTAACTAAATTAGATGTTTCTGGTCAGAGTAACTTAAATAACTTAAATTTAAGTGGCATAGCAACTTTTAAACCAGACATCTTTGGTGCAACTGGAATTATTATTGATGGATCAAATGAAAAGATAGAAGTTGGAACTGGAGTAACAATAACTTCAAATTCTATATTACTTGATGGTTTAGCAACTTTTGATTCATTAATTGTTACTGGAATATCGACACTCAATTCTAGTGGTGGAATTACTACCACTGGAGGTGATTTATTTGTAGGTAGTGATTTATTCGTAAAGGATAATTTAAAAGTAGAAGGAACATCAGAACTTATTGGTGTCACTACTTTAAGAGGGGGAACAATAACTCTCGGTGATGCTGATACTGATAATATTAGTATTGGTGCCGAATTCGCATCTAGTTTAATTCCAGACACAACTAATTTATATACACTGGGATCTTCATCTAAAAGATGGGCAGAACTTAATGTTAGAAATTTAATTGTTTATGGGACTAGTACATTACAAGATAATTTAACATTATCTGGTGGGTCCAATCTAACAGTAACCGGAACATCTTTATTATCTGGAATAACAACTTTTTCAAATCAAACAGATAATACTCTTGGAGATGTAAATACGGGTGGTGTTCAACTTGATGGTGGATTAGGTGTTGCTAAAAATGTAACTGTAGGTGGTGGATTATCTGTAACGGGTAATTCATTTTTTATTGGTGAAGTTACATTTTCTTCTGGAACTAATGGAACTATTAGTATTGGTGACAGCATTGGAGATAATGTTGTATTCAACGCTGATGTAAATTCTAGTTTTATACCAAACATAAATGACACATATGATTTAGGATCAAGTTCTCAAAAATGGAAAAATTTATTCTTATCAGCTAATGCTGGAATAGGAAGTTTACATGTTGCTGGAGTGTCTACATATGTTGGAGTGGCAACTTTCCAGAATAACGTATTTGTTGATGGAACATTAACTGCCGGACTCATAGATGGAGGTTCATTCTGATGGCAAAACCAAGTACCAGACAAGAATTAATTGATTATTCTCTTAGGAGACTTGGTGCTCCAGTATTAGAAATTAATGTAGATGATGATCAAATCGATGATTTGGTAGATGATGCCATACAATTTTACAATGAAAGACACTTTGATGGTGTCGAAAGAATGTATCTCAAATACAAGATTACTCAAGAAGATATTGACAGAGGGAAAGCAGGTGGTGCTGGTGGAGTTGGCATAGCGACTACTTCTGCTACTTCCACAATCGTAGGTACAGCAACTACTTTTAATTTTTACGAGAATTCCAATTATCTTCAAGTTCCAGATTCTGTAGTAGGTGTTGAAAAGATATTTAAATTTGATACTAGTTCTATTTCTGGTGGAATGTTTAGTATCAAATATCAGTTGTTTTTAAATGACTTATACTATTTCAATTCTGTTGAATTATTGCAATATTCTATGACTAAAACATATCTTGAAGATATTGATTTTCTTTTAACCACAGATAAGCAAATTAGATTCAACAAAAGACAAGATAGATTATATTTGGATTTTGATTGGAGTGCCCAGACAAAAGATACATATTTGGTAATTGATTGCTATAGAGCACTTGATCCAGCAAACTTCAATCAAGTCTATAATGATAGTTTTGTGAAACAATATCTTACAGCACTTATCAAAAGGCAGTGGGGTCAAAACTTAATTAAATTTAGAGGTGTTAAACTTCCAGGAGGAATTGAATTAAACGGTAGAGAAATTTATGAAGACGCTGAAAGAGAGATAGATAATCTTAGATCTAGAATGATGCAAGATTATGAATTACCACCTTACGATTTTATTGGATAATGGCACTTAATCCCTTCTTCTTACAAGGTTCACAAAGTGAACAAAGGTTGATTCAAGAATTAATAAATGAGCAACTTACAATTTATGGCGTCGAAGTCATTTATTTACCTCGTAAGATAATAAATCAAGATACAGTTTTAAATGAAATACAATCATCAAAATTTGATGATAATTTTGCTATTGAGGCATATGTAAACACCTATGAAGGATATGGTGGTGCCGGAGATATTATGACAAAATTTGGGATGAGTTTGAAAGATGAACTTACCGTAACTATTTCAAAAGAAAGGTATGAAGATT